TTCGGCTTCACGGCCAGAGCCCTGGCGATGCAGATCCTCTGCCTCTGCCCCCCGGAGAACTGGTGGGGATACTCGGTTTTCCTCTCGGCAGGAATCCCTACCAGCTCCATCATTTCATCCACCTTTTTCTCAATCTCCCCATGGCTCATGCCTGTGTTGTGAAGCTCAATGACCTCTGCAATCTGCTTTCCACATTTCGCGCATTCCTGATATTTCACCGTCGCCACCTCCCTTACAACGGTTTCCCGAATACGACGACGGTTCCAGTCAGCACCGCGCCGACGATGAACACAAGCCATGCCAAAACAAGGGCAATCACGATATTTTCAAGCCACCCCGTCGCACGCAAGGCCCATTTTGCCGCCGTAAGCGGCCCACGCTTGCGCTGTGCGGCCCGCTTTGCTTCCGGGTCATTCCTGTTCAGGTCATACGTGTTCGCCTTTATAGCCGCTGTCAGGCGCGGCGTGAAGTGCCTTTTCACCGTGAATATCGCCCAATAGACGACAATTAGAATTGCTCCCGCTCTCATGTCGATTCCTCCGTTTCGATCTTTGTTTGTGTGTCATAGTCCCAAAGGCGAATTTGTGCCATTTCCAACGCTAACCGCTCCGCCGCTTTCTTGTAATAGTCGCGGTCAATCTCAAAGCCGACGAACTCGAACCCCTGCCGCCAGCACGCAATCAGGCTTGACGCGCTCCCGGCGTGTGTGTCAAGGATTCTGTCGCCGGGGCGGGCGTAGTTCTGCAAAATCCATTCATACAGGCGGATGGGCTTTTGTGTCGGGTGTATGGTGTCCCCGTCTCGTTGCAGTTCAGCCCGATTGATAACGACAACCCGCGTCGGACAGTCAAAGGACGAATAGGCAAGTTCGCAATCGCTCATTGATAGCCCGTGCTGGCCTTTATCCCAAACCACCCAGCCCTTTGTCCCACGGGTCAGCATGGGGACAAAGTAATTCCCGCCGAAAATTATTTGATTTTCCGAAACCCGTTCCAGTTCGCGGAAGTATTCAGGCGGCGGCGTTTCTCTGTCCCATCCCTTGCGGGCGTGAAACTTGCGGTTGTGCTTCACGTTGTTATGTACCCGCTTGCGCTGTCCGTCATGCCCGATACCGTAAGGCGGATCGCATATAGCAAGCTGAAAGAACTTGTCGGGAATCTCCTGCATTGCTTCCATGCAATCAGCGTTATAAAGGCGGTTCAGGTCAAACACGGCTCATTCCTCCCCGCGGCCCCTTAACGCCAGCATTTTCTCCCGAACCAGCTTGTCAACCACCCGGCCCGGCGTTTTCTGCCCGCTGATCTGCATAAGCCGTTCAAGGTTGAACGCCGTTTGCGGCGTGACCCGAACCGTTAATTTCCGCTTGTGCTGTTTCTGCTTTTGCATTGTCTTTGACCCTCCATTTCTCCATGTCACAATCCGCCCCGGAAATCCACCGCCCGCCAACGTCGTGTGCGTAGTCCAAAAACAGAACCGCGCCGTTAAATCGGACGCGCAACGGTTCAAGGTCTGCCGCGGTCACATACTTTCGCCCGTAAAGCTGTTTCATATCCCGCCACATTTGCCACGGCACGAAAAAGAACTTGTCGCCGATTCCGGCGCATACCGCGGCAAGCGCACCGCGGGCGGCGTGACGCTCCAGCGCGTCCTGCTGTTCCTTTGTCAGAACGTCCCGTTTCATGCGGTCGGTCGTTGTGTACTTTGCTTCAAAGACGATTGACCGCCCGCCCGCAAGGGTTCCTTGAAAGTCCGGCTGGGCGCGGGCTGTGAACCGCCCCTTGAAAATCCCGTCGCGGCTTTTCTCCATGACGCGGAACGGTTCGGGGGTCTTGTCCACGTCGGCCCGCTCCCGCTCCGAATACAGGGCGCACGCGGCTTTTATGGCCCCCTCGAAAAAATGCCCCTGCGCGTTGTTGACCTTGTTTTGATACTGCAAGGCCGCACGCCGCTTGTCGATCTGCATTTGCTATCCCTCCGATTTCTCTTTCATTCGTTCGTCGTGATCGCGGCACGGGAACGGCTCTGATCGAAAGCATTCTTCGCAACATTCGTCGCAAGTAACTTGCCCGTGCCAGCGTTCATACCCGCACGGCTTGACCCGCTCGACGGGCTTTCCGCATACGGCGCATATCAAGCCCCCGCCGCTTTCTGCCCCCGCTTCCTGTCGCTGTTCCTGCTGTGTCGCCCTCATGTCCGCCGCGTGAAGTTCATAGACAAGAGGGGAAACCGCCATTGCCGCCGAAAGTGTCCGGCTTCCGCCGCGGGCCGCGTCGTCATACGCTCCCATGTGCCAGCGGATTGCAAGGGCTTCTTCATCGGTCAGCCGCATAAACCGCGAAATCAGGAAAACCGACTTTTCACCGTGTCCGAACGGGAAGCGGTCTTTCACCTGATACCCGCCGCCGTCCTGCGGTTCGTAATAGTCCGCCTTGCAAATGTCATGCAGTAGGGCGCAAACGGCCCGGCTTTCCGGGGTTCCGACGTTCTGCCGTGTAATCAGTTCGTAATATACGTTCAGACTGTGACCGACAAGCCCGCCGGGGAATGCGCCGTGATGTTTTGTGCTTGCTGGGGCTGTGAAAAAGTCTGTGCTTTCAAGCCATGCTATCAGATCAGCCGCGCCGGGGCGGTCAATCTGCGACACGAAAATTTCCTTGAAGCGTTTTGCGTTCGTCATTGCCGCAACCTCTTTTCTTTATGCCGGGTCAGGTATTCGGCCCAGCTTTCTTTCAGATAGCACCGCCCATAGACAAACCGCTGGGCGAACTCTTTTTGTAATGCGTTCGGAACAATGCCTTTTCGGTCGTTCCGCTCCGCCTGTGCGTAAAGGTTGATACCCTTTAACCGCTTTAGCCGCTCGACACGGTATGCGGCGTTTTCGATGTCCTTTGTCACAAGCAGATAAACAAACAGGTTATAGGGCTTCTTCCCGTGCTGTGCCAGCAGTTCCGCGGCCCGCTCTATTGCTTCAATCTGCGGTATCTGATCGCACGAAAACCGAATAAAGCGAATCCACTTCAACCGGGCAAGAATGCCCGCTATGCGTTCATCTACCAGCCGCGCGTCCATGCCTTGATTTAGGTCTATCGCATAGCCGGACCCGATCAGGCTTTCAAGCTGTGCAATCCCATATTCACAAGCAAGAATATTGTTGTCCATTAGAACAAGCTTGTTCGTGTCAGGGCGCACAAGCTGTTCCCATGTCCTGTAAGGCTTTATGCCGCCCTCTTTCGCCGGAACGACGCACCACGGGCAACGGTTCGGGCAACCGCGGGTTATGTACCCAATAGCGTAATCGCATTCGGGGTATATGCTATAATCAGGAAAGGCCGTGTCTATTTCCGGCGGCAAGGTCTGATTGATCGGAATATCCGGGTAGCCTGTCCCGCCGCGGATTGCAGACGGCGGCAAATACGCGTTTTCCGGCGTGAAATCAAAGACTTTGCTTGAATAGATCAGGTCAAAAGTATTTGTCAGAACAGGGGACCACCATTCGACGGAATCGCCGCGGGCCTTGTGATATGCTGAAATCTTCATCAAGGCATAGTTCGGGAAAGTCTTGTGCTTCAAATATTCCTGTTCTGCGTCATGCAATCCGACGCGCACGGTTTCACCCCCTCACAATTCCACAATCCCACCGATTCTGTCCACGTCTGCGGCTGTGACCGTCCGGCGTTTCAGAATGGACGTAATCGCGGCCCCGAACCGCTCCCATCGGGTAGAAACAAGGGTAAAATACCGTAATTCCGGGTTCATCGTCGCCCGAATCTTCAAGGCCGTTACCGTCATTCCGTCAATTTCCTTGTCGAGCGGGTAAACGGCGATTCTGCCCGTGTCCTTGTCCACTTCCCGACAAACGGCAATCAGCCGCATTCGCGGTCGATCTTCCGCCGCGGTCTGTTCCTGTTGTTCAGGTTCCCCGCAATCGCACCGTTCGCCCGCGTCCAAATGCGCCCCGCAATGGGGGCATTCCCTGTAAGGCTTTCCCATGATAACCACCCCTTTCTATTCTTTCTTTCGCAATTTCAGATAGATTGACCAGCCTGTGTAATCGTTATATTCGTACTGAACCCCGTAATCGCTGTCTGTCAGGGTCCAGCCGGGGTATTTCTTTTCCCAAAACTCCCGGCCCGGACGCTCCCGCGCCCATTTCTCAATCTGCCGCCGATTGTACTTGCCGTCGTTCGTTCGGCTTGTGGGCCGCTCCAAATTGTGTGAAGATGTCCACCGCTTTTTCCCGCCAGCCTGTTTGACAAGGTAATTGCAAAGGGCGGCAATGCCGTCGTCGCTTGCTTGCAGACGGTCGGCGTTGCAATAGCCGATTCGGTCGCCCTTTTTCTGCCCCTTGCGCTTTCGCTTGCGCCACAACTCTTCCACCGCGTCCCGATCAAGTCCGCCGTTCATGATGATATGATGGTGAATGCGAACGGGCTTTTCGCTGTTTTTCTTTGTGGTGTAGGCCGTGACAAGCATATACTTTAGGGGCGGCAACCCCTCTTTCTTCCGCTGATACTGAATCCGGCGCAAGTAGTTTGTCACTTCCCGTTCGGCTTCCTCTATGGTCGCTGGAAGATATTTCGCGCTATATGTAGCCGTCACGTGCAACGCGTCCGGGTCATCCCCGAAATTCAAGTTTGCGGTCTGAATGAAATAGCGGCGGGCGTTCTTGTCGTTCAGGTTCTTTTGCTTCGGCTCCGATTCTTTGATCTTCTTTGAACGTGTGCCGCGTTTTACTGCCCTGCATTGCGCGTCGGTGTATGAAAAAATATCAACCTCCCGATATTGCTTGCCGCAATAGATTTTCTTTTCACGAATGAAACTTCGCACCGTGCTTCACCCTCTTTCTGTCGATGAATGAAGCGGGCGTGTTCTGTTTCCGGCTGTCTGCTATACCTAACCTT